AACGAAGCCTGCTGAGTATCCTTCTTCTTATCTTCTCTTATCTTCTCTTCTCTTATCTGGTTACGCGCATCGTTCGCTTCAGGCGTAACGACATCAGAACGGGCGCGTTTGGATCTGTGGCGTTCCATGCGTTTCTGGGCCTGCGCGCGGGTCTTTGCTGTTTCTCCGTTGTGACGGGCGAAGTTCGGAAGCGAAATGCCCTCTTCGGTTTCGATAGCCCATCCGCATCGTACAAGCGCAGCCGTGAAGCCGGCGCAGAACGTGCAACGGTCTAGTAGCTCTTTTGTTGCGCCGACAGCGCAACCATCGTATGTCTGTTCGTCTGCCCATCGCCACAATCTGATGAGCTTCCCAACTACCGCGTCAGGATCAATCCCCAGGTCTTTCGCCATCGCGTAGACCTCAGGCTTGTCGGGCGTTTCGTGGCCGATTTTAATCCAAGCCATTCAGTTGCACCTCCTGCGCTATCGGCTTGGCTGCGGAGTCGTACTGTCCTCCGTCGATCTTCCTCGCGAACTCTTCGCGATCTTGCGACGATGGGGATTCGTCAGGACCAAGGCGGAGCGACTGCGCCCACTCTTGCACGATGCCTTCAGAATCAGACGACAGGAGGCCACGTCCGTTAAGCCGTTCGACAAAATCGCCGCGCGTCATTACGGCGGGTTTATTTGCCTCTTGACTGTCTGGCCATACCCGATCATTGACCGCAGGCCGTCCCATGATGGATTGGTCCTCGACATCCTGCGTGAAGATGTCGCTGGCTGCCGTTGCCGTCAGGACGGCGTCAACCAACGCTCGCTTCTTTGCCATCTTCGCTGTCGTGTTGTATGAGTCGGCAGGATCTGGATTCTCCGACCGTCCCGTGATCTGCGTGACTATCTCGGGGTCGTTGCTGTCGAACTCTTCTCCGCATCCGCCTATCTTCGCGTAGCAATACCATCCGCGATCCCCGTTCTTTTCGAACTTAGAGCGCAGAATCGTATACGTTCCGCAGGATGGGCACTGCCTGTCCTGCTTCCGCCACCGATATTTGCTTTCCATGGTGCCGCAGACACCTATCCCGTGTCCGACAATCGTTCCGGACGGGAGATGGACAAGGGCAAGGCGCACCGTATATTCCCGGTGCCCGTGCTCCATGTCCCTTGACACTATCTCTGCACCGTGACCTTCCAAGAACGCGCCTAGACGGAACGTCTGGCACAACTTCTCGGCTCCAGGCTTGAGCAGCGTAGGCTTGTTCGTCCCGGGTATCGTCCCGTAATGCTCATCGACTCTCATCACTGCGGACATGACCTGCTGAATCAGCGATACCTGATGCTTGATCTTTTCAAGCGACATCGCCGACTCTATCATGTCCATCACTTCCGCCTTTGCTAGCTCTGTCGTTGTCACTGCTGGTCTCCTTGTTGGTGGGATTAGCCATAAGCACTCGCTTGACGGCTGCGCCTTCCGCTATCTTCTTTTTTCGCTCTGTCGTAAAAAGGTCCTTGAATGTCTCGTCTCCAAGCAAGTCCTTGGCCGCTCCGTGCTTGATCGGCGAAGACGTAAGGCACGAAACAAACCTCTCCCAGTCACCTCCGCAGGCTTCGAGGATAGACTCCAGCGCCACCCTCGTATCCACGCACGTTACCCTCTTCGGAGTTGCCGCGTAGTGCCTGGGAATGCCCTCTATCTTGAGGTCGCCATTGTCTTCGATCCACTCTACAAGGCTGCTCTCCACGTCGTCCTTGTGGCCCTTGGCCCAAGACATGATGAGCTTCGCAAGCTGCCACTTCTGGAGAGCAACCTCTGGCGTGTCTTCGGCGTCTACTATCGAGCCGCTCGTTGTCCGGCGCGATAGCTCCGAGATCGTCAACGCCTCGTCAGTCACGAATCGTCTCCGCCTTCTTCGTCTTGCAGAATCCGACTTAACCTCTCGTTGATTAGCTCGCGCGCAGTGTAGGTCACCGTCGCATGATCTCGCTTCTCTGCGACCTTCGCTATTCTCGTTATCATTCGCTGATCCGTTATCAGAATCGACCCTGGGGCTTCCATTTTTCGTGTTCCTTTCCTGTTTGTTGGTCGGTGCATTTACTCGGACACGCTGTCCATGACAAGCCTATCGCCCTTCCTCTTCAGCGGACCTCATGCCGTCTGCGGCTCCCTGCACGTCCTGGCCTACCGCTTCGACGACGCCGACCACGGCACGCGCCGTGGCACATCCTGACATCGCCGATGCGACGGCGTAAATCACTACAGCCGTAGCCATGCAAACAGCGACCGTCCAAGCCTCGCATGCCCTACTGTCGTTTTTCACGATCTTCTGCATCTGATTGGACTCCCTTCTCCTGCTTGTCAGGAGCGGATTTCTTGAGCGACTCACGTATCATTCGCAACGCACGAATGTGATTGTCGCTGATCCTGTCTACCGTATCCCTATCATTCATGGCGTATATCCATAGTATACTTGATGTTTCGCTTGCGTGCCTAAATCTCTAATCCTTCCACATGGCTTCCCAATGATTTCGGTGCATCAAGGCCTTGGCTGGTGAACCATCTCGCTGCTGCTTCTTCATTGATCTGCTCGTATGACTCCAGAGTTCCTTGGTGAGCGGAGTACTGATTGAGGATCCAAGTGCCTTGCTGCGTCTTGAACAGAAGCTCGTGGTCCCACTGGCTTCCCGTCGCGCGGGAGATCATGTTTCTCCCGTCGAACTCGCAGGACTCCTCGTACCTACAGGCCTTGTCCAGGTCGAACCACTTTCCGCTGATCCCGATAGCTATCCTATTCATTGCCGGTCTCCTTACCGCATAATCGCGGAAACCGCCCAGGCTCAGTAAAGGGGCTGGGCAGTGCGTCTCAGCTTTTATCCGTCCGGTATTTGCGATTCCACTTTCCTTGCCTTGGCCGGAACAGCACCACCTCCCAGTTTTCGCCATACGGATCATTCTCCATAAAGAACACACAGGCACCGTCCTCTTCTGCGGGGTCGCATTCGGAATCCATCCAGCAAAGCAATTCCTTTTGGATGTCCGTGAACTCTTCAAGACTTCGTGCGTAGATCGGAATCTGTATTGGCCTACTCGCCAGAGAGTCCTCTATGGCCTCCCACATGCCAACTAGGTGATTTTTTTTCAGGTCGTCGCGCTGGGTATTGACCATCGTCAACCTCCTTCGTTCAATATTACTTCAAGCGTTGGAGCAGTTCTCTAATCCTGGGACATCTTCTGTCGCTTTTCCGCTTCCATTCACTCCCGACTATTTTCCCGGCCTCGTATAGCCCCCTTCCTATGCCTCCTTCCTCAAAAATCCTGTCGAGGTCCTCCGGGGATGGGTCAGCATCTCCCATTCCCACCCGCGTCCCGCAGAAGAAGGCGTGCCGTGGATCGCATCCTCGTAGAGCGGACGAACATCGGCCTTCTTGCACGAAGCCACTGTTTGCCCGGTCCCCGGAGAGCCATTCTTCGAACAACTGCCTTCTCTTATGGGAACTCAGTGACTTCCATTCTTCAAGAGCCTCCATCATCGCCAGAAACCGAGTGCTCGTGTCTTCGATGTGATGCCGAGCATCGCCAGGCTCTTGCCGAAACTGACACATGAATACATGCCTAGACATCACCTTTTTGGGACGGTCATCATCGAGGAGGTGTTCCACCTGCTCAACGTCCGCTTCTTGGTACTGGGCTTCCTCGTCATGTTCAAAGCTGATGGTCATCGTCGTTTCGTCCTTTCTCCCGCCTAGCCCCAGTCAAGGGGCCGGGCGGGCCGGTGAAGTGGTCCGGCCTTATCCAATGATCAGGAACTTACCCCGACCGTGGTATTCGATATCAGACAACTCTTCCAAGTCCCATGTCCCGTTTAGTCTCTGGGCTTGCCACATTATTAGTGACGCAACTGCTTCCAGCGTTACCGCCACTTTCTCGAAGCTGGCTAAGCCAAAGCCATCGAATATGTGAAGGTCCGAGTTGTCACATCGTCCTTGCTTGGCATATTCAAACGCTTTTGCTAGTTCTGATTTCGTCATGTCCGGTCCTTTCTGATAAGTGGTTGTTGGTTACTTGTTATTAATAGTATAGCTTATGCTTAGCATAAGTCAAGGATATATAAACGAGATGTGTGAAAATATCGAAAATATCGTCCGGCAAGCGTCATTCGTCGCGAGAACTGTCCTTCGCATTCGTCATAACCTGGTAGAACTCTCCAAACCCCTTTCGGACTTCAGACCAGAGCCCCTTGCCCCATTTGTTCAGCGTCCCGTTGCGGTAATCGCACTCCATTATGGCGCAGACCTTTGGCGATCTATTCGCAGGCGTTGGCCGGTTGTTCCAGAAAATAGCGACGATGACACCGCCTGGGTCTAATACCTCATAGGCCGTTACCGGAACGACCTTTCCCGCTTGTGTCTTTCGCCCGCTATCTGTCTTTGCGATCTCCCTGACGTTCAGGGTATGCTTCCGGTCGTCCGTCCGGGCCTTGTCGGCTTCATCCGCTGCGGCATCGTCGCGACCTGAGTATCTGTGGGGAAATCCCATTTTTCTAACCTTCCCTTTCCAGCGTAATTGCTGATATTCGTTTGTGCTTTTCCGCCTCATCCCTGGCATCGAAGCTGCATATTGTTTTCGATGTTTTCCCAAGCGTGCCGTGCTTTATGGCCAGACAATCCCACTTGTTGTAGCCAAGCACCATGATGTCCCACTTTACGCCTCGGCCATCAATAACGGTGAAGCTGCATCCGGCCTCGCGTGACCATCTGTCGTTGATCCTCGCCTTCACTGTGTCCAGCACGTCTGCGGTCAATTCCATCGTTGTGCTCCTTTGGGGGTCATTCGCTCAGAATGTGAAATCGTGATACCGCTCTCGCTTGCCGAGCAGTACTCTTGGAGAGTCATTCATCGGGTATCCCTTCGGGATCCACCAGCCATTCTTGCGCTTTATCACTACCCGAGTCGATCCCTCCGGGTTGCGACTGAACTCATAGTCTTGCTCCTCAGACATCCCGTTGTTATCCGTCCGCTCCCACTTGTCCGCTTGAATCACGATGCTCTTTGCGCTGTTTATCTTTACGACTGTATGTGCCTCCCGGTCGGAGAAGTGCAGCACAGTCGCCCCCATGCCGATTTCAGGGTCAGGCATTCCAGTTATCCCGTGGGTTTGTGCGATTATGTTAATCATCTTCATTTTTCCTTTCCGATCACGAGTCGATACCGTCAAACGGAAGAAGGGCATTCTTGTCTACGTCCTGGTGAGCGATCTGCAAGGCTTTGATGGCGTCGGCTTTGCCGTTGCGTCCGTAGAACGATCCGAGGAACTCGAATTCGTAGGTGAACCCCTTGGGCTGATTGGCGTCAGGAGCTTTCCCGGTGAAGAACCAGGCCTTCCATGGGTACTTCGTCGTGCTGGTGTTGTTTCCCTTGCTGATCGTGCCTGCTTCGATGCCGTTGATGACGAGCAGGAAACGCTGACCCTTGTGCTCGTCCAACTGATGGAGGGACGTTGTCATTTCCATTGATGCTCCTTGGGTTGAGGGTTTAGCGAAATCTGCCCCGCCCGGTGTCCTGGGCGAGGCAGGGTGGCCCTTAAATTATTTCCATCGGGTCGATGTCGATGTGTTCCATCGGGTCGCCTGTGACTATGTCGTCACGGCTGTCTTCATATGCGTAATCTCCAGGCTTAGGCTTAGCGTGGGAGAAGTCCTCGTCCCAACACGAGGGACATAGCGCTGCTAGTGTCCATCCATCGTCGCATTCCCAATATCGACGGTAGACGTTCATCGGCTCTCCCGTGTCCGGTCTGTGGCCGCAGCAATTACAATACATGTAGGTAAGCGTACCTTTCATCGTCACGGTCTCCTTGATCAATAGTCCGAAGGGAACATCACTGTAAATCCGCCCATGCCATTCTTCGCAACCCATACCTCCTGACCACTGGCGTTGCCTTCGAGGCCCTTTGTCCAGAGGTACTCATTCGGATCTTTCTTCTGTCCTGCTTGGACAATCAGGGACGCATCCATAATCAAGGGGACTGTCACTTGGTGGACCTCCACACCCCTTTCGATTGCCACCTCCTCCAGTCTCTCGTATAGGGCAGCGGTCAGGAGCAATCGCGGATCTTTATCCGGTATTGGCTGAACCAAGATCCCATCGTCAATCGCTTGTTCTTCTGTGTAGCTGTAGATAGCTTCGTCGCTCGCCTTTGTCATCGTGTGGCTCCTGCTTTTAGTTGGGGGTGACTATCGGTCGGTCGTTTCGCCTATATAGCTGGGGTCTGTTTGTGCGTCTCTTTCCTCTTGCATCCTCTGTCTTGAAATCTCGAATCTTACGGCGTGTTCGGCTTCTACGAACTTCTGAGCTTTTGCCAGGGCCTCTTCGTAAAGGGGCCCATTCGGATACTGAAGATGCTCAAGCATTGCCGCGATGCTTGTCGCGTTTTCACCATGGATTTCAGTTTCGTCTTTTGTGTGTTCTATATTCATTGGATCCTGTTCCTTTCTGGTTGGTTGTCGGTTGGTCATCGGATGTCATCATCACTCAGCACTGCGTTCAGGCACCTGCCAGAGCAGCATTCATACGTTTTCCCTCGGGCCGCATAGCTCAGATTCGCGTCAGCATCAGCATCGCCGCACCAGTCGCATTTTTTGACCACCGCAGTGATCTCATCCAGTTGGCTTTGCAGTCGAACGTAATCGGCTTGGTACAGGTCAGCCGACTCCGTCAGGCCCATCCGCACGCACGAGTCGTAGCAGTTGTTCGCTCGTGTCATTTCGAATTTGATTTTTTCTTCTGCCATCGTCGTGGCTCCTGTGGTTGGTTTGTTCTTGTTGTTAATATTATAGACATATCATCGGCATATGTCAAGGATATATGTATTAAATATGCATAAATATATAGAATTTCGATAAAAATCCCCACCGCCTTGGGGGTGCGGTAACTCGACATGCGCGAAGACGATAAATTTTCAAGAAGTGCGGCGCGGTAACTCGATCGGTAACAGTTACCGCGCCGCACAGCCTGGAATCGGCGTAAATACAAATGCGGAGAATCTGTTTGCCGTTAGCGACGGGGAGTTTCGTCTGGCTCTGCCTCGTACTTCGCACACTCCAGACAGCACGCCGTCTGGAGGTCGATCCTGCGACCGATAGTACAGGAGCCGAAGATGCTGCACTCGTGAACCTTGATCATCGCGTTGCCTTTGCATCCGCGACACGGAACCCGATCCGTGCATGCGCCCATGTGTACGCATCTCTTCCTGCGTGCTTGCGGCTGGGAAGTCCGTGCGTTAGCTGGTCGCCTCCTCCACTCGATCCATCCTTGGTCGTTGCCGTCCTCGTCAATGATTCTGCATGTCTTGCCTATAGCAGGACCGTTTATATGCGCAGCAAACATGTCACTGCCAGCCTGCATCTGTAGCGTTCTTCCGCCGTCCGGCCTGATCCTGTATTCGGTCAGAGCAGCACCGCCGTGACCTTCCCGCCGTTAGCTGCATTAGAAGCGGAGTAGCCACCTCCGTGCTCTGGGTCGTCACATACGTTGTCGTTGTCTATCGCGTCACCCAAGGACTTAGTAGTCGATCCGTCGTATTCATAGTTATAGGCCGTCTTCGAGGCAATGCCACCAACCCAAAGCGGACTCTCTGAGCAGGGAGTCGTCACGCAGTCTCCATCTGAGCAATCGATGTTTATCCACTTGACCTGCTCCGTGTTACAATCCACTGTCACCTCTATCACCAGTTTGTTCCAGGCTAGTCCAGCCCTTTCCAGGTCTCCGCATGTTGTCCCGGGTGGATCAGTTTCGATGAATTCATCGTATTCATTCGCGATAAGGTATCCACCGGTTATGAATTCATGCCGGTAGGTGGATAATTCGTCGTAAGGCAAATCATACACGCCATCGACGGCCAGCACTTGCTGATTGATATAAAATCCTGCGGCTTGGAAGCGGCACCCGATGCAGACGCTGGCATCTACCGACGCGGAACCAGAGCCGCCAACGGTGATGCGTAAATAGCTGGCAGGATCGCAGAGAGCCGCAATAGGTCCAGTCCTGCAACAACATGCCCTCTGCATGCTCATCAGCCTGCGTTCTCGTCGATCTCAGCGAAGCACCAAGGACCGTGAAGACCGGTCACTGTGTCGGCCGTTACTAATTCGGCAATTAACATGTCCCCGGCTGCAATCGCAGTTGATGCTAGTGTCGCCGTGGTAAGCGTGTTGTCTGTGTTGGCCGAATCCAGGGATATGGCCGCAGACAACATCGTGGCCGGCGAGGAAGACGACCCTGCTGCTACTTTCTTTAGCTCGAACGCGAACTGCTTCGCCGCGTCCTGCGTCCCCAAGTCCAGAATCTGAGCCTGGAAATTGCGAAGAGTCGCTGCGGCCTTAGCTACATAGATCGTGAACGTGTACGTCGTGGACGTAGCGGGAGCGGCGTCAGCCTCAAGCCCGAAGTTGGTCCCCGGCTTGTGCAGGTGCTGGAGTTTGTCGCTGTCGATCGGCGTTCCAGTAGCCGACACATTCGAGTCAGCGACCGCACCCGCTGGTAGGGTGAATCCCGTCGCGGCAAATGAGCCGTTGACGAATATATCCGAATTGATCGTGCTTACTGCCATGCTGAGTACTCCTGCTAGCTGCAACTGCCGTCGTGGCTGTTCGGTGCATAGAATCGGTAGAGGCTAAATCCCATGTGCGACTTCATGATTATCATCTCGACGCAGAAATCAACCTTATGCGTCGAGCTATCCCCCGCTCCGCCTATCGGGCGCAAGTCGTATCCGTCAGGGTAGTCGTCCGCGTCCACATCTACGCCCATCTTGTACCTGCTTGTGTTCGTCATCTCGTACATATTCATGGCGTAGTCTTCGTCTGTCGTACCGGACCTTCCGCCCTCTAAGACAGATACGTCAGTCGTGGAAAGCTCTGCCTCTGACCATGAATAATGCCATCGCTGATTACCGAATACCCCTGTGCCCGTGTCCTTGTTACCCGTGATTAAAGCCGGGAACCTCGCGAGGACTAAGCCCCCGCCGTCTCCGCGTGGCCTTGACGAGATCGACATGGAAGTCCCGGTACTTGTCTCCGCAACTCCAATCCCTTTCGATCCTCGCACGGACTGCACCGGAGCGGCGCGTACCACTAACTGGTTAAGCCGCTCTGCCGTGATCGGCTCGCCTTTAATCCAGGGCCTTAGGTAGTCCGTTCTCATTATTCTTCCGCTCCCTGTGTCACTCCGAAGAATTTATCCCACGCCTCAAGTGAGGTAACAAAAGTCAGATCCTTGTATTTACGCGACTTGTAGTATTGCAGCTTCTTCTGGGCATTAGGGTAGCTCTGAAGGTTTCCAACCGGCAAGCCGGAGGATGGGTCGGTGCCTATTATCGTGATCGGGTTCCATCCCTCCTGCCGGAATTGGAAGTCGTAAATGAACCGCATCCGTCTGACGTAGTTGACGACGTAGTTCGCTTGTGTGGTGTCTCTTTTGACGGGCTCCACAGCTATGGCCGAGATCTTCCACTTGCGCTGGTCTCCGAAGAAGAGGAACCTTTCCGTGTTTATGATGTTTGTCCAGTTCGCCGCATGGGCGTACAGCGCGTCTGGATTTCCATCGCCAAGAACATTCATGCATGTGACCGACTCTCTGACGATCGGTATCGTGACCTCTCCAGTCTGCACCCTGAGGTTATTGCCCTCTTGGTCTACTAGCGCCGACGGACTAAACGACGGGTGCGGCCCCAAGATGATCTGTTGACCCGGTCCCTCTGCTATTCCGCTCGCCGCTGTGTTGACTGCCTCGTGCGTGTCTGGGTAGCGGTTCGTCACGACTGATTCCAGCCCTGCGCTCGCGGATAGGATCTCCATGGTGCTGCTTTGGTGTCGGTACACCAAGTTGACTTTCGTCGACAGCGGACTGCTGTTGTTTGGATCGACAGATATCTCTTCCAGGAACAGCGATATTGGGTATTGCACTGATTGGCCATACTCGTCATTGTCGGGGTGGGCGTCACCTATCCTAGGCAGGCTTAGCTGTTCAAACACGGACAGGAGGGTGCCCGTTCCTCCGGTCAAGCCGGATACGGTAAAGGTCCTGACTAGCTGCGTAATAGTCCCGGCCTGATTGGTTACGGATGCCCCGTCCGTGTTGTCTATCGTGACCGTTACTGCCATTTGTTCACCCTGCCACCGCCGTGGTGCCTTTCTGCATGATTTGCAGTTGCGATTGCAGTATCTGGTTCGTCCTGTTGATGCCTTGGGCTAAAGGCCTGATGCTCGACATAGCCGTGAACCGCGTACTTATTTGCCTGAACGCCCCCATTGCTCCGCTGAACGCAGAGCCGGAACCAAGAGAGCCCATCGCACTCGCAGCACCGCCAGCGTCTGATCCTCCGGCTGCTTCCTTCCCTCGCTGTGCGTTCCTCATGTTGTAGAGCTTGGTCTCTGCCGCCATCTGTGATTGGATTGCGGCGACCGCCTCTTTTCCCGCCGTCCCCGCCAGCCCTCCCGCCTTGCCCATGCTCGACCGCAGCTTGTCCATCCTTGCCGTGTATTCGCGAGTCGCTATCGCCTTGTCTTTATCATGGTCGCTCATGCCCATAAGGCCAGCTTGGAATGACAGGTCAGATGCGGACTTCAAGGCCTCATCCCTTATCGATGTAGCTTGCTGGAATTCCTTGATCCTCTTGGACTGATTTGCCTTTATGCGTTCGGTCGCCTTTAGTATCTTCTCCGTCTCGGCGCTGATTCCTGTTATCTTGCCCAGTACGGATTCCATGGCTGTCGCGAGAGGTCCTATGCCAGCAGGCATTTGCTTTATCAGTTCGGCAGACTTATCGAAATTCCCGGCCAACGCCTCGCCGACAGCGTCCACGCCTTTGACGGCAATCTCCAGCGTACCCATCGCCGTTGTTGCTCTTAGCGCAGACTCGACAAGCCTGCCGCCGAAGTTAACTCGTGACGTGTGCGACTCGATCTTCTTGGCGGACGTAGCCGCCATCTTCTCCGCCTTCTTGAGGTTCTTGCCGTACTTGTCCAGCTTCGCCTCGACGCCGATGTTCAGTTTTGCGACTTCGCCTTCTGGCATCCTTTGCGATCCTCATAGCGGCTTGTTCGTGGTTCGTCGTGCCGCTTTCCATGGCCGCGATTTCGACCAGCCTGTCCAGATACCCAACCCACTGCACCATCGTCAGACCCCAAGGGTCGAATCCGAAGTAACGCCGAAGCAGCGCAGCCTCTAAGATCCAGTCGCGGTCTGGCCCGCTAAAGGGTCGGATGGTTTCCCGTCTTCGGTGCCTTCTGTTGGTCCGAACATCTTTTCGATCAGTCTAGTGACTACCGTCTGCATGTCGTCCCATAGCATCGTCGTGGGGTCATATCCGTTATTGCTGCTGGAGCACAAAGCAAGCAGGTCACAGATTCCTTTCGGGGAGTTACAGTACCTCAGGATATCGCTGATGCTGACGAACGGGCGATCGGCATCGCTCAGGGGCATCTTCATCTGTAGCTCAGCGAAGGTCCTCATCGTGATCTGGTACGTTCGCCCTTTGTGCTCGATCGTCGGTATGGCTGCTGATTCCAGGTCATTCATATTGCATACATCACTTGAACCTCGGTGGAGGGGCCTGGGTCCAGAATCTTGTCGTGAGAAACCATCACGCACGGTCTATTCGCGTTCTTGCATTCGCTTATGTACCCGACTACGTCGTTGATGATCCAACTCTTTGCGGTTTCCTTGTCTCTCCGCTTGACCTCTCGGTATATATCCTCCGGCATATTCGGGCACCGGCTAACCCACGCATCCTCAGACGGGCGGAACTCAGTCCATATCTGGTAGATGTACCTTGCGAATTCGGCCTTTCTCTTGTCTATCGTTAACCCCATGTCTGTGTTATTACTCCGCTGGACTCAAAGCTGATCGTGAAGTCCATGCTGGTTTCGACCGATCGGCTCAGGCTTCCGCCCGTTACCACCCATGTGCCGCCGTACGTGTTGCCACTTTCAGCCGTCAGGGTGATCGTGCTTTTCGCAAGCGTCGGGTCTAGCGTAGACGCAAGCATCGGCGCGCTGAATGGCGTGACCCCGTCCCCTTGCGCCTTGCCAACGACGGTCCCGTTCATCTCGGCAAGCACTACGTCTTTCGCGCGGTAGCCGTTACCGGCGAAGATCGTATTGTCGGCAGTCGTCAAGATTAGATCCGCCGACCAACCACTGGCTGAGATGTTGAAATTCGAGGGAAGCGCTACCGCTCCGCCTGGACCTCCGATAATAGCCATGACTGTTTCCTTATTAGACTAGAGCCCATAGCCGCCACTGGCTCGTCTGCCTGTATGAATCCTCTTCGACACGCGGCGATCCCTGATCTTGGCAGATTACGGCCACCGTTGCGTACCCATCGGCCACCACGTCGTCTGCCCTGTCCAACAAGTCCACGAGCTTGTCGTGGATGTTCCGGCAGCCTTGCGCTCCTTTGATCCTGCTATTCCAGACATCCGCCTGCATCAGGACGTTAAGGGTGTCTGCGTTGGCGAATATCTGCTCAGGAACTACAGACGTAAACGTCCATACGCAGATCGGCAGGATGTCGCTTTGCTGTGCTTCGCCCTCGTAGATGCGTCCACCCAGGTCGTCGTAGAACGAGCCCTCAGACTGATCCGCCCTCATCTTGGCGCTTAGTGCGTTGGCTACAGCTTGGCTACGCGGCACGATCGATGGCCCTCCGCAATGCCTTCCCCGCTTCCTTTACCATTTTCTTCTTGGCCAACTCCAGGCTTGGCCTCATGTACGGGCGCGCCGGAATGGTGACGGACTTTTTAAGCACGAACAGAGGCTTGATAGATCCGTCCATGTTTACGCGAGCGAGCAGCGGGGCCTTGCCTTTTCGTGGGATGTACGCCAGATCGAGGTTTCTGATGCTCCCACCTGCTTGCCTTGACGCTCTTCGCCCTTCCACGCCGATCGGGACGGCTAAGGCTTTAGCGTTGCGCGGTCCTATCCTTCCGCCGAACTCGTTAATCCTTGCATACACCAAGTTCGTCCCGATTCGCACCATCGGATTCTTATCTTTCAGCCTGCTACCGTCGATCTGAATGCTGTTCTTTAACCTTCCGGTGTTCACGTGTGGAGGACTTCCAGGTGGCGACGATTTGCCGCCGCTGCTTATGTTCGACGATCCTTGGTTTAGGGTATCTTGGATCTGGGATTGCAGGACAACGGCAGCAGCGGCTACGGCGTCCCTAGCACCTTCGGTGATTTGCTTGAGCTTGCGTTTGTTCCATTTGAATTTAGCCACTTATACGTTCTCGTCGCAGAACACCACGAAGTGGTGGCCCATCTGCTGCGGGTTCGTTACGTCTTGAATATCCAACGTCCGCGTAGTCGCTGTCCCGGTACTGTCGTCCGTGAACTGAATCCGGTCCTTCGTAGTGATGTCCTGGCCGGCGTCGGTATCGAAGATCCACGACGACTGGCTTTGCTCGCGTCCGTACTTGACGACCTCAGATCCGCTTAGCTTCCTGATCCGGCCAAGGACGCCGGTTAAATGATTGGACCATGTGCCTGTCGGGCTGTTGCTATCCCCGGCGCCGTCCGTCTTCCGCTGTACCGTTACGCTGTGAGTCAGGAATGATGACGGGAGAGGCATCACGCAGCACTCCCTACAGATAGGGAGATCCACGGCTCTAGCTTGGCCCTCATGCTGTTGGTCACTTCCACTTGATTAGCCAGCGAATAGCTGTAATCGCCGATCGACTCGCTCTGGATCGATCCGTCGTGAGCCGAATGGTTGAACAGGTCCGCGACAAACCTGGCGCAAAGTCCATCAAGGGCCTCAGGGATGGTCTCATATCCTGCGCGGTATTCGACGAGTATGTTCCCGAATCCCTGCGGCATGGCCAATTCGCCCGCGCTTGTGTCCCAAGCGAAGTCGACGGAGCCTTGCAGGGTGATCACTCCGCCCTCCCTGTCGAGGCGGTACAAGCTCGAATCGCTGCCTGGCCTAGTGAACGTCACGCTTTGGCTTTTGGCTTCCACCCCTCCGGTCTGGTGTAGGTCTTTCGATGAGGCGTCATCACCTTGTTGAGTAGCAGTCCATCCGCTGATCGTAGATATCTGAGTCGCCATCGTGCTCAAAGTCGGGTAGGACGCAAAGGTCGTGTTGGTGTTAGTCTCAGTTCCCGCAGCCACCATGCTATGGGTTCTTATTCCAGCGTCGTAGACCTGGACAGTGGCGCGGATGGCGTTCCCTGAGTACTGGATCTCCAGAGCGTCCGTCGATCCGCTTGCCATGCGCTGGATATATATGATTGGGTAATACGGAACGACCAGCCTGCCCTCGCCGTCGCCGTTTAGCCACTGCCGATAGTCTGCGGCAGCAAACTTGCGATTCGTGAGCCGTTCGATCCTGTCGCTGGCCTCGTTGATTAAATGCTTGATCAGGTCGTCGTGGGTCGTGTTCGATGTGCTTATCCGCGTATAAGCCTTAACCCGGTTCAAGCTGGTCAGCGCGTTTGCCGCTAGAGTTACAGAGCCGCCTCCTGATAGGTCTGCGCCGTTCCAGGTTACATCAAGGCGGGGATGAAGGATCAGGTCGGTAATCGCCGGAGCCCCGCCGGCACGTAGGTAGAAAGTGATCGTGTACCTGCCGGACGCTATGTCCGTAGGGAAGTCCGCCTGATACAAATCGCCAGACCTGTCGGTCAAAGCTAGATCGTAATCGCCGATATCGCCATCAGACCAAGTATCCCACGCAGAGTTCGCGATGTCGCGGACCTTAGCGTCGGACTGCCGCCTGATCGTGCAGTAAATCGAATTACCCGACAGCGATACCAGTTCGATCTCAGCCGCCAACCTCCACCGCCTTTCTCGGCCGTCCTCTTGGCCGGGTGATGGCCTTGTTCGCTGGGGGGGTCTGGATAGCCTTCGCGATCCCCTTGTCGATCCATGCCGTAGCTACGTCATGGTCTACGTTACGGATGTCCCCTTTGCGTGCATCCCGCCACTCTTGCTTGAATTCGATCATCATGGCTTAGCGATTCCAGAGTTAGTGATCCCCATAAGTATGTTCGACGATGTAGTACCTACGCCCAAGACGGACACGAAGTCCCCAGACCCCAAGTCTGTTGACGGCGCGATGCCGCCAGCCGTCGTGCTTGCGACGTAGATCACGCCTACCGTTACCGTCGCTCCAGGATTAATGTTGCCTGCTATCTGAAGACGAACAGGCTGGCCAGACGAGGCACCGTTCAGGGCGATGCCTGTAGCCGATGCCGTTCCAAGAACGTCTGCGTCTGTTAGCTGTGCTTGGTTACTCGAATCGAGATAGCAGGACTTACCTGCGGTAATCGTAGCTCCAGCCGTTACGTCAGAGATGACGGACCCTGTACCCACTGCTACGCTCGCGGCTGTGACGCTTAGATCGGCCATCCATCACCCTGTCGTCCAGTAGATTTCAAGCACGCCCTCTTTCGAGTCGCCAGCGTTGGCCACTGCGATGTCGATCGTGTCGCAGACGCAAGGATGGAGGCCAACGCCGACAGGGGTGCCGCTGTACTCGTTCAGGATAAACTCGACGTTCTCTGTGCTGCTCGTGTGACGGTTGGCTAGATCGTCTCCGCAATTACCTAGCAGATCCACGCTGTGGGTCGAGTCCTTGAGCGTGATATCGTAATTCGCAGTCGGTGCAGTAGACCCTGGATTAGTTACGCCACGCAGTAGATACCCGCTGATCTTCTTGATCGTAACGGTAGCGTCACCTGATCCGTCACTGGTCCATGTGACGCTGACTTTCCTGATGTTCTGCGGACCCCCTGGAATGACGGGGTCGCCGTCGTAGCTGACGGAAACAGTACCGGCCATGGTCGCGATCCTTTAAAGCAGGGCAGGTTTTTACACCTACCCTGCTGGTAGTCTTACCCTCAGGATGTCGCCACTGGGGTCTGATCTTCTGCGTATCGGGCTTGGCTCAGGACGACCATCACGCCGCCGAGAACCGGATCGTTTGCAACCTCCGTCATCTTTAGACGGACGTTCGGGCCGCTAGATCCTAGTGCCGCGCCTTCCACCTGGATCATATAGATCTGGTTGGAGCCTGCCGTGGTCGTGAACCCGGCAGAAGTGGCAGTGGTCAGCGCACCGTTAGTGTCCGGTGACGAGATGATCGCGTAATCGAACGCGACCGCCGATGTCGTCGAAGGCGTGAAGTCGTCGCATGCCTCCACGGTGATGGTCGCGGTCCCCGTCGTCCCTACGCCCCAAAAGACATAGAACGTGCAGAGCCCGTAATTCTCCATTGAGAACACATCTGTGGCAGGGTTGCCGTTGAACACGTCTGCAACTGGAGCCTTACCGATTCCAGCGTGCCATTTTTCGATCGTTGTGCCTATTGGCATGGTTTGCTCCTGTCAGCTTCTCAGCTTCTGGTCGCCAGGGTGATAAACGGACTCTGGGTGTTGGAACCCTTGAAGGGTGTCAGGGCAGTGCTCCACCACGGCTGTCCATCGACTCGGTAGATAAAGCGGAACGCAGTCTCGTCAGTCGTGAACTGAACGTGGATCGACGTAGCCACGGCCACGTCGCCCTTGGTTACCGCAACGTACTGCGAGAGGTCCACGAGGATGATGTCGCCGACCGTCCCAAGCGTGGAGCAGAATTCACTGGCGATGACCTCGCGGCCATACAGCCTGGAGTTAGGACTATCGTTCAGGCCTCCGGGGGGCAGGAACAGTGGCCACCCGTTACCGAAGTCGCTACCCAACTGCTGAAGCTGGGGCTCGCAGTCTTGGTTGACGAGCCATACTGCGTTCGCTCTGCTGCTCGCGTGTAAACGGGACCACATCTTGTCTACGTTGGCCTTCACGATGGTCGCAGCGGCTTGGCTTCCTTGCTTGGCTTGGCTGACCGTGCAGCCAGCGTTCAGGATTCCAAGGGGTTGCTGGGCTCCGTCGCCGTTGATGATGGCGTTGCCCGTGCTGAATGTGATTTCTTCGCTGGCACTTCGCGTAATGAGTTGTTCCAGAAGCGGACCTGTGTCCTGAAGCTGCTCGTCTGTCGCGTAGACCAGTACCGCCAGCTTCTTGGGCTCGATCGTCATCTGGCGAATCTTCGGCGCGCTGGCCGTCAGGGTTGCGCCTTCGCCAACCCAGTATCCACGGACGCCACCGCGTCTACTTCCGGTCGCGCGACTGGACTCGTCGATGGCGTTGATCTTCGTGCTGCTGCTCTGGATCGAGAAATTATCCGTGCGGCTCAGCAGGTCAGATTCCTTGTTGACGATTTCCATGATGCGATCGGACATCTCTGGAGCTAGCAAAAATCCGCCGTCTGAACTGATGTGCTCAGACATGCCGGTGGCCTTCGTGTGAAGCCGATTGTCGACTGGTCCCTGCCCCGTCGTAGCCATCTTTACGGCACGAAGGAACTGGCCTGCGGTCTTCCAGCCGAATGCTCGCTCGTCATCGTTGCGGAAGTCTCCGCCAGTTATCCGCGTTGCCTTTGTCCCGGCTTTCTTGGCTCCAGACTTGGCAAGCTGCGACATGGCTTGTCCGACAGCCTTGTCCACGGCATCGCTGATCGAGTCTTGGATAACATCCACGACCTCCTCTTCTTCTTCGATTACTTCCTCTGGAGGCGCGCCAATGAGAATGATTTCCTCGATCTGAACCGGCTCGCCTTCTTCGTTGACGACTGGAATTTCCTCGTCGCCCTGCTTGAGGACTGCGCGGATGGCCTTCTTCAGGGCGGCTTGGTTGTTGCCGTGTATAGCCTGGAGGCTGGGGAATACGTTTTCTTGTAGGTGTTTAAGCGTGATCGACATAGACCACTCCTTACAAAAGGTGCTGGAGTCTCGGTCCACGTCTCTGGCTGATGCGCTTGCCTACCGGCTCAGCGTTAGCTATCCGGCTCAGACCGCCATGCCTGACGATTCGCGAGCATTCTAGCCACGCAAGCTGGAATCTGTCAAGCCTTATCATGGATCGGCTGCCACCGGCCGAACGTTCGCGAACGAATCATGGGTGTCGCGCGACACCCCCCATTCCCCTGTCTCATGGCGACCAGAGGCCACAAACGGCAAGCGCGACATGTCGCGCGACACCCTACGCGGCACACCGATAGCGCAGTAAATACCCAGCTCGCTCAAATAATAACCCCCTCCGTAGGACAACGGAGGGGGCAGGAGAGACCGGGCGTGACTAGACCCGGCAATGA